ATCAAACATCATTTCGATGTCACCACCCTCACCTTGGGTGATTTCATCGCGACGATCTTTGGCAAACTGCAGGATCTCACGCGCCAAATCTACCACATCATCAAAAGATGACGTGGTTTCGATGCGAAGCAGGAACTTGCTTTCATCATCATCAAAGGGCGCGGTAACTTCTTGACCAACCTTGAAATGGACATTCAGGCGGTCGATGAAGGATAAGGAATCCAGAGAACGATCTTTGATGCCAAAGAAGTCTTGCTCGACAAGATACTTGGCAGAAAAATCATAGTCATGGCGACCACCAGGGAACTTAGCCTTCATACGGCGGTCAATACGCGCGTCCTCAATGACATTGACATAATGGCGAAGAAGTTTATCTTCGGAAGGATCAATGATCTTTGTCCAACCATCGGTCGGAGTGAATAATGCATGACCGACCTCATGCAAAGATAACATGTGGTATACAGGCTCTTCCATGCCTGACCACATAGGCAGCGTCAGCAGGCGCCGCTTAAGGTCGAAAGAAGCCGTCGCCGTGGGCGAATGCTCGACCGTGATGTTTTCTGTGGCTAGAAGCCGGGCGAAACGGTCAAGACCCTTGGTCGCTTCGACAAGGGCCTTGATCTCTTGGGGCTTAAGGTTTTGCATGGGGTCATTATACTATATGACCACCATGCTGTCAATAGGTAAACGTGGCTACTTAATGGCTATGAAACCGGTAAATGCGTGGTTTTGCCAGAATGAATCGATTTGATCAAAGCCAGCACGGTTGCACATGGATATCAATTCTTCTCGCGTATTTGGCTTCATCATATGACGTAGTGTACGCTCTTTATCCATGATGTCATCTGTAGTGAAGGATTCGCGTTTGAAATCATAATATGTAAAGGTACGAATCTCATGAATACGTGGAGATTCGGCCACAGTCTTTTCTGCAAAAATAAATGCACCACCTCTATGGAGACCATCATAGATGGAATTAATCACATCTTGACGATCACGTTGTGGCATGAATTGCAGAGTAAAAATGGACGTAACAAGCGAACAGTTCTTGAATTTGAATGGCCTGATATCACTTCTCTCAAAATGAAGGTTTAGATATTGCCCCATATCTTGATCGAATCCAAGATAGAAATCAGGTTCAACCTCAACACCAACATAAGATGCATGTGGGGCAAATGTATTCTGTGCAATCATAGCTTTAAGTAGCTTGCCAGTCGAGCAACCGATATCAACGACTGTCGTATAATCTTCGACAAAATACTGTGACATCGAAAGCACATCATTCCACAAATCACCATAGTGTCGAATAGATGCATTGATATGATTATCGAAACCCTCATCACGGGTCGCAAATGTAAACTTTGTCATTGTGTAGCCTCTTTATATGGTTTCAAAACTCTATCATATACTCGATTTGCAATCTCAGCCATGACCTTCGGTGCTACCATCCGACCGATTCGTTCCGCCTTCTGGTCGAAGGTTCCCGTCAGCTCGTAGTCCTCCGGCAGGCCCTGCAGTCTCATCAGTTCTCGTATCGTGAACTTGCGATCCTCGTTCCAGTGGAACAGACCTGCGCCTGAACGTTTGGATCCATTCGCAGTCAGGGTAGGACTTGGCAAGTTTGCACACGTCCGAATCAAAGTGAAGTAATTCTCGTTCGGATTTAGCTCCTTCGGAATCTCCGGTGAGCATGGATTCAACCTCTTTGTTTGATTCTTAGGTAAGATAGAAAGCCAGTATCTTTGGTTCTCAGAATTGTTTTGAATATAGTCTTTTAACATTTGTATCTCATCCATGTCAAGGGCAACATCGGATAGAGCATCACCCATTGTTATATGCTTTGACGTTGGATTTGGAATAACCTCGGTATTCATATTAAACATATGGAGACCAACTTTGTCTGCAATATCTTGTCTGACACAAACAAAAAATGTGCGCGGTCTTTCTTGCGGTACACCAAAATCGCAAGCATATAGAACTTCATATGTTACCAAATAACCAGGCGGAATGGTTTCAAATGCTGAGATAAATTCATTTAGCTTGGCCGCAGCTTTACCGATAGTCAAACCGCGAACATTTTCAGCAATAATAACTTTCGGCTGAATGTCAGTTGCTATACGAATATATTCGTGGAACAAATCTTCAATATTCTCAACCTTCTTACCGTCGCTGTATAACTTAGTCTTATTCCAGTTTTTGTGTCTCTTTCCTGCAGTAGAGAAAGCAGAACAAGGGGGCGACCCATCCAATATGTCTAGCTCACCTTTCTTAATACCCACAGCATCCATCAAGTCCTTGCCTGATAAGCCCTTGATATCCCCAGGTATTACTTTGGTATCTGGAAAGTTGTGCGTATATGTCTTTATCGCTTCTTCGACGAACTCATTGACACATAGCACCTTACCACCTGCTAGACGATAACCCAAGGATGAGCCACCCCCACCAGCAAAGGTTGAAATAACCTTGAACCTCTCTCGCGCGGATGATTCGCGCACATCTTTCATAAAATAGGGTTGGTAATTAGATATCATGATCTATAGTGCTTTAATACATTCTCGTAAATATTAGATGCTAGAGCGCACATCATCTTTGGTGCAACCATACGTCCAATGCGTTCTGCTTGTTGATCAAATGAACCAGTAAGTTGATAATCATCAGGTAAACCCATAACTCGTTTTAATTCGAGTACAGTAAGCTTGCGGTGTTTAGCATAATGAAGCACACCAGAAACACCTCGCTTCTGACCAGCTTGTGTTACAGTTGGGCTAGGTAAGTGAGGTGCAGGGCGAATCATATTGAACAGAGATGCTTTAGGATTTACATCTCGAAATTCTGGCATTGATGGCTTTGTATGTTTAGCGGGATTGAAAGGTAGCATCTCAACCCACTTTTTTTGCCAACAATTTTGAACATAATCTTCTAACATCTTTTCTTCATTAGGGTCATTTACTAGACCCTCAAAGGCATCGGCAATAGAAATATGTTTTGGTGTAATAGGTTTTGGAAATACAATTTGATTAGCATTGAACATATGAATACCTGCTTTTTCAGCGACATCGTGTCTAATACAAACAAAGAAGGTTCTTTCACGAGTTTGTGGAGTTCCGAAATCTGCTGCGCTAAGAACCTCATATGTAACATGATAACCAGGCTTGATATTATCAAATGCATTGATAAATTCATTAAGTTTTTTAGTGGCTTCACCCATAGTAATGCCTTTGACATTTTCGGCAATAATAACCTTGGGTTGAATTTCTTCAGCAATACGAATATATTCTAGAAACAAATCTTCAATATTTTCTACCTTCATACCATCGCTATATGACTTCTCTTTATTCCAGCCTTTCTCACGCTTGCCTGCTACCGAGAAAGCAGAGCAAGGAGGAGATCCATCCAGAATATCAAGTTCACCAGGCTTTAGCCCAGCTGCCTTTAGTAGATCATTACCAGTTAATGTTTTGATATCACCTGGCACAATCTTGGTATCAGGAAAATTTGTCGAATAGGTCTTAATAGCCTCTTCAACAAACTCATTGATAGCGATGACTTTACCACCAGCAAGGCGATAGCCTGTGCTAGAACCACCGCCGCCTGCAAATGTGCTAACTACGGTGAATAGCTCACGGGCGGAGCTGTCTTTAACATCTTGAACGGTATATGGATGATACTTTGTCATAACAGATATAATACTCCATCTTGATCTAGATGTCAATGGCTAAGTTAGAAAATGATCTAAGCTAGGTCCAGTATTTTGCATCTCAGCCCAATCTCTACACATATCCATGACTCTATTGCGACCCTTAAAGTTTATTCTGCTATTATGTAGTAGGGTTTCAAATAGCACATCAATATTACCACCAAGTTGTAAGTTGATATGCTTTTTAAATTTACCAATAGCATCAAACTCTTTACGGAAAGCTTCGACCACATGATGCTTCTGATAAGGTTTGTTTAGCTGACTCCAATCCATAGTATAAAAGAAGTCTTTGATCTCTTGACAAAGATACGGAGTGATTAGTGTCTTGTTATGAATATCTGCTATACGCTTATGCCAGTTATATCCAGCTCTAGCATTATCTGAGAAATACTGATCACGAAATTCATCAAGCTTTTCTTTGGTCTGCGAATAATGTAATACTGCTTTCTTGCTGATACCATAATAACCATCAGCGGCCCATCCACTTAATACCTCACGCTGTTTTATGTAAGGATATACATGAATAAATGGAAAACAACATTCAAAATGTGTCTTTTTTACACACTTAATAGTATTAGCAAGATATTTAAAATCTTCTTCCAATCTACCAACAGGTATCTCTATGACATGACAATTCCAGTCCATGATATCACAAACTTCTATGGCTTTGTCAGAATCATAACTGGTATGTCCAGTTAATCGAAATGTATAAGCATGAAGTTTCTTACCTAACCGTTGCGCCGCGAAAGCCACCGAGAGACTATCCACCCCACCAGAGAGGAGAATAGCGCACTCAGTATCAGAAGAGGATCTGGAAAGCTCATCACAGAGCAGCTTGTCGATCATTCGCTTTTCTCATTCTATCAAGTTTTAACTTCCTACGTTTAGCTTGGTCAAGATGATATCTATTTGCACGGTCTGTGAATAGAATACCATCTAGATGATCAATCTCATGCAATGCAACTCTAGCTGTAATACCTTGAAAATTATGAGTCTCAGTATTACCTTCTTGATTAGAATAACGCATTCTGATAGTAGTTGGTCTTTTAACCTTTAAGAATAGACCAGGAAAGGTCGAACATTGTTCTTCATAGATATCAAGTTCTGAACCATAATTAACAATTCGCGGATTGAATATTGACATGATGCTATTTGGATCATCAGGATTACCAAATGCAAATACGCGAATCTTGATACCAAGTTGTGGTGCAGATAATCCCAATGTCTTTAATTCGCATATCTTATCACGAAGCATTTCATGGAGTTGCATGGGATCTATCTGAGGAGATGAGAAATCAAACTCCTCGCTTTTCTGCCTAAGCAGAGGGTCATTGGGTTTTAAAAGTTGCATCCACATATTCCTTCGCTAACATTTCAATACCATGGTGTAGATCGATCTTAGGAGACCAGCCTACAGATTTTAGCTTGCTTATATCTAGTAGCTTCTTTGGTGTGCCATCAGGCTTAGATGTATCAAACTTCAAGACACCATTCCAACCGACTACATCAGCCACAAGTGAAACCAATTCTATTATCGACAAATCTTCACCACTGCCTATATTAACTACTGCATCATTAAGCTTTTCAGATGCAATCACAATACCGTCAGCGGCATCGCTTGTATGCAGAAATTCTCTGCGTGGGTATCCCGTTCCCCAGACCTCAACAGTTTCGCTTTTATTATGACGAGCATCACATACTTTACGAACCAAAGCTGAAAGCACATGCCCACCTTCAGCAAAATTATCACCAGGGCCATACAAATTGCAGGGCATGACTGTCATATAATTGAAGCCCTTTTCTCTAGCAAAATTAACGGCTTCAAGTGTTGTAAGCTTTGCGACTGCATAACCTCTATTTGTCTGCTCAAGTGGTCCAGAACCAATCATAAGCTCAGTCATTGGCTGCGGACAATTGCGCGGATAAATGCAAGATGAACCAGCAAATACTAACTTTGGAATTTTATATTTGGTAGCAACATCGACTACGTTCAATCCCATTTGTGCATTTCTGATAAGAAATGTTAATTGATTATCGCGATTATTGAGAATCCCACCAACATGACCCGCACAATGATATATTGCTTTAGGTTTTATTTCAGCAATAGCCATTGAGATATCATCTAATATTGTAAGATCACAATCAGAGCTACCTAAAGCATATACCCGCTCACCATCACGTCGCAGCCGTTCAACAACGGCACGGCCAAGCATACCTGTGCCACCAAAGACAATAATATTATTTGAGGTCATGTTCAACCATCTCCTTAATCAAATCTTCAAAAGACGTAGTTGGTTCCCAA